AGCGAGTGCACGAAAGAGACTTAACTGGCCACATATTAGCAAATGAGATGGAAGGAGAGTGGGATCATTTATGCATTCCTGCTCGTTATGAGATTGGTCATCCGACACCAACAAGATCCCGACTAGGATTCACCGACCCAAGAATTAAGGAAGGTGAGCTTCTTTGGCCAGATAGGATTGACGAGAAAACATTAGACAATCTAGAGAGATCACTTGGCAGTTATGCATCTGCAGGTCAGCTACAACAACGACCAATGCCCAAAGGTGGCGGTATTCTAAAAGCTGAGTGGTGGGTGCCATGGGAAAAAGATGATCTCCCTGAAATAGAATATGTTTTGCAATCTTGGGACACAGCATTTAGCGTTAAAGAAAAGTCATCTTATTCGGCTCGCACAACATGGGGAGTTTTCCGCATGAATGGCCAGATAAACGCATTGGTGCTAGAAATGTGGTATGATCGTGTCAGTTATCCTGAATTAAGAAAGCTCGCACAAGAAGCATATTACGACTGGGAACCTGACGCAGTATTGATAGAAAAGAAAGCTTCTGGCCAGTCTCTGTTGCAAGATTTACGCATGGCAGGTGTGCCTGTTTTAGAGTATATGCCTGACAGAGACAAGGAAGCTCGTGCCCATGCATCATCGGCTCTTTTAGAAGATGGAAGAATTTACTATCCTTCTGACAAAAAATGGGCTAAGAATTTAATTGATATTTGTGCAGCTTTCCCTGCGACCGACAATGATGACATTGTTGACACCTGCACACAGGCATGGTTGAGGCTGCGAAAAGGTTGGTTTGTAACGCATTCTAACGATTTGGATGACGACGATTATGAGGAAAAAAGAAGGATAACATTGTATGGCTAGAAAACCAGTTGCGATTCAACAACAGTTAGCTCCCTTTGCAGAACCTGCTCCTGCTGATGACTTACAAGTTGAAACAATTGGTGATGATGTTTTAATCGGAGACCCAGAGCTAGACAATATTCCGGAAACAGACAGCACCTTTGACCAGAACTTAGCTGAGGAGATGTCTGATAAAGAGCTCAACTCTGCTGCATCTGAACTCATTAAATATTATAATAATGATCGTGAAGCTCGCTCCGAGTGGGAAGAACGATACAAAAAAGGCTTGAAAACATTAGACCCAGATGGCGGTCTGGATGAAAGCGAAGATGAGCGTGCCACTCGTGGACTGAGCACAGTTGTGCATCCTATGATTGCTGAGGCTGCAACACAGTTTAATGCGAGAGCTATCGCTGAACTTTATCCTAGTGGTGGTCCAGTCAAGACAGTTATCGTTGGTGATCCAAGTGAGGAACTTGAGGAGCAAGCTCGCAGAGTTCGGGAATACATGAATTATCAGATCACAGAGGAGATGCCAGAGTATTTCCCTGATCTTGATCAAATGCTTTTCCATTTACCGCTCGTTGGCCAGACATTTAAAAAGGTTTGGTGGGACAGCAATATGGAAAGACAATGCTCTCAGTTCGTAAAAGCTGAAGATTTCGTTGTTGCTCCAGAAAGCAAAGACTTATACACTTCACCTAGATACACGCATGTTATTCGCATGCCGAAAAATGATTACAATCGTTATGTTCAGTCTGGCTATTACTTGCCAAGCTCCGATCAAGGTGGCGACTTAGACCCATCGGGTGATGTTGTTGGCGAGATAGAAGGTGTCGACCAGTATGCCGACGATTCGCAAGACGACATAATGACTCTTTTAGAGATGCATGTTTACCACTCGTTTGAGGAAGAAGACAACGACGACGAGAATGCAGTTGCTTTTCCTTATGTTGTTACAGTAGACTATGACAATGAATCTATTGTTAGCATTCGTCGTAACTGGCGAGAGGACGACGAGGTAAAGAAACGCAGGGATTGGTTTGTATCTTATAAGTTCCTTCCTGGATTGGGTTTTTATGGCTTTGGCTTATATCATCTTATTGGTGGTCTGGGTAAAGCAGCAACTGGATCCTTACGAGCTCTCTTAGACTCCGCTGCATTTAGCAATATGCAAGGTGGCTTCAAGTTAAGAGGCAGAGTTTCAGGTGGTGAGGTTCAGGTAAATCCTGGAGAGTTTGTCGACCTAGACGCAACGGTTGATGATGTTAACAAAGCAATAATGCCATTGCCTTTCAAAGAACCAAGCAGTTCTTTGTTCAGTTTACTCGGCTATATTGTAGAGGCAGGTCAGCGTTTTGCTAGCACAGCTGATCTTAATGTTGGGGATGTGAACCCAAATGCACCTGTTGGTTCGACAGTTGCCTTAATAGAACAAGGCAGCAAAGCGTTCTCTGCGATCCATAAAAGGTTGCATTATTCCCAAGGTCAAGAGTTCAAGCTCCTAGCCGACTTGAATGCCGAAAACCTTCCGGAGCAGTTTACATTTTCGTTGATAGGTGGCGATTCTGAAGTATTTGCTGCTGACTTTAACGATCGCATTGATATTCTCCCAGTCAGTGACCCCAACATTTTTTCTACTGCCCAGAGAATCGCTCAGGCTCAAGCTGTTTTACAGATGGCACAGTCAGCACCAGACATGCATGATATGTATTCTGCATACAAACGCATGTATGAAGCGATTCGAATTCCTAATATTGACGAGATATTGGTCAAGCCTGCAGATGCTCCGATGTTAGATCCTATCGATGAAAATATGTCTGTTATGTATGGCAAACCAATAAAAGCATTTATAGAGCAAGACCACGAATCGCACATCGCAGTTCATATGCAGTTTTTACAAGACCCATCGCTCGCTGGAAATCCTGGAGCTGCAGGCATGCAACCTGTTTTGGTCGCTCACGTTGCTGAGCATATTGCGTTGCTTTATAGAACTCGAATGGAAGCAAGTATTGGTGTGCCATTGCCGACTATTCCAGACTTGAAAGAAGCTGACTTCCAGTTCGAAGATATCAACCCAGACTTAGACAGGCTAATCAGTCAGCGTGCTGCTCAGGTTGTGCAAGAAGCACCTCAGATGAAAGCGATTACTGCAATTCAGCCGAAAGGTCAACAGCAGGATCCACTACAATATGCCAAGCAACTTGCCCAACTCGAAGCTGAAGCACTCAAAGCTAGGACGGAAGCCCAAATCGCTGCAGACCAAGCTAAAGCACAGTCCTCAATCGCAATTAAAGAAGCTGAAGCCAAACAAGATATGGAAATCGATGCAGCCAAAGCTCGTGCAGACTTAGAAGCGAAAGTTTTAAAGTTAGAAGCTGAGTTACAACTAGAACGAGAAAAGAATGCAGCTAAAATACAGATGGAGGCTATGAAAGATGGATGAGTTGTTAGCTTCTATTAGACCGATAAATCCAGCAGCATTCGGTGGCTTACCTCAAGGACAACCACCTCAACAAGGAAACCAACCGTTTGACGCAAACCAATACCTGATGCAAAAAGTAATGGAGATTCGCCAGAAAATGAATAAAGGCGAGCTAGGTGCACTTGGCAACGTCATGGCAGCAATGCCACCACCGCAACAACAAGGAGCACCAGCAGCATGAATTATGGAGCATTAAGTTCTATCCCCAGAAAAACGACTATTGGTGGTCAGCCACACATGTTGGCATATATTAATCCCAAAGAGGAGAGTCTTATTCAAGAATACAGAGGAAATTTACCTCCTGTTGCTGGTCCTGATGGTGTTCCTGCTTATTTATTTGGATTTAGCTGGGGTGGTGGTGGTGGATCAACTGCCAGCTCTAGTTCTAGCAATGATGATGACGATGACAGTCCAGGATTTTTCGAAAGTATAGGAAATGCAATCTCTTCTGGTGCTTCAGCAGTCACTAATGCAGTCAGCAACACGGTAAGTTCAGCAGTTGATTTTGTTAGCGATGTTGGTTCTGCAGCTGTTGATGTTGTTTCTAATATTGGTTCTGCAGCCTCCGACACTGTACAGGAAATTGTAACTTTAGGTGCAGCTGACACAGAAACTTACAATGCTGCCACAACGAAAAGTTTCGACGATGCATTTTCTGAAGCAAGAGATGCAGGTTTAGAAACTTTTACTTGGCAAGGTGATGTTTATACAACTGATTTAGCAACTGCACCAGACCCAACGAATTTACAAAATATAGATTCGCAACTTGCTGATTTATATTCTCAGGGATTCACTGCGAATGATCCTCCTGTAAAAGCTCTTTTGGAAAAGAAAAATGCTGAACTAAGTATACTCGAGCAAAAATTAGAAGAAGGCCAAAATCAAGTTCAAGACTATATCGATAAATATGGAACAACTTATCTTGAAGACAGATTTTTAACTGGTCTAATAAACCCAGCTACAGGACTTCCTTACCCAGCAAGAGACACAAACATTGTTAATCCTTTAGATGCAGACACAATGCCTTATACTCCTGGAGGATTAGACGATGACGAAATTATTTACTTAGGTGGTGATCCGTATAGCTCAACAGTTGATGGTGTGGATATAGGAACTGGATCCTCATCATCGG